GTTTGCAGTCAATGAAGCAGAAGGAATAAGTGAAATAAAGGTATTAAGCCAAAATATACCTGAGGCTGAAACTGAATACTGGTATGCAGTGAATGCATATGATGATGAGAAAGAAACAAACGAACTCAAGAGAAACGTAGTTGTTCTTAAGTCTTCTTACTTGGCAGAAGTAGAAAAACAATTCATACAACAAATAAGCACGTAATATGACTTCGATCAGAGACGGACAGTTTAAACTTAACGAATTCTTATTGATTGATGCCACAGCCAAAACTGTTGAATGTGGTAAAGCACTCGATTTGACTCCTGTCTGCGTGCAAGCAAACATATACGAGTCTGTATTAAATCCTTCAGTACTCGCAGAGTTTGAATTCTATGATGCAAAAGGCATGTTTAATCATTTTGTTTTTACAGACAAAAGAATTGTAATTGACTTTACGACCGACGAAGAGAATCCAAAATCTTCTATTCGATACGAGCTTTATATCATAGCAGTTAATCCTGTTATTCCTACTAACGATGACAAAGCCGTTATCTATAAACTTTCGTGTGTGACATATGAAGTATGGAAGTCGGCCACCGTTCGTAACTTACCACTTGTTAGAAAAAAGATAGCTTGCGAAAACATGGTGAAAGCTTATCTTCAGGCAATCGATTCTCAGAAGTCATTATTTGCAGAAAAAACTCGTGGATTACATGCCTTCAACTTTACTGAAAAAACCCCAATTGAGTGTATCGATCAGATTCGATTAGAATATGCGATGTCTCAAGAATTTAAGGGTCATGCATTCTACTTCTTTGAGAATAAGTATGGATTTGTTTTTAAGAGTATGGAAATGCTGATCAAAGAAGGTAAAGAGAATATCGGTGATAAGTGTTTTATGCAATCCGGATTGACAAATTTAAATGTATCTGGTTCGAAATGGAGAAACATTCTAGCCACAAAACTTATTCAAAATGGTAATCAAGGGCTTGCAAGAAGAATTGGCGCAGGAAGCAATTTAGTTAAACTCAAGAATAGTGTGACTGGTGAAATCGTTAATTTCCAAACTAACCCAAAAAATTTAGAATTCCAAACTTTAAATGAAAAGTCTGTCTCTTCAAGTCTTAGAACTCAAGATGAAATAGGTAAAGACGAAGGAAATATTCAAATTATTCCTTTTGATCCAAGAATTGAAAACGCAGAACGAGCTGAAAAGAAAAACCAACTGCCATATTATATGGCACACTTCTTAACTACAATTATTCATGCTACGATTTACGGCGATAGCGCTATTTCTACCGGTGATGTCATTAAGTGCCAATTTCCCGAACCGAGCGGTATTACAAGAGGAGAAACATCTCCAGCAAATGAAGACAGCACGATGACTACTGGTAATTACATCATCACAAAGTGTCGACATATTTTGACTTTTAACGAAAAGGCAGAGTATATGCAAGCTTTCGAGCTTGTAAAAGATGGCATTGGTGGATTGCCACAGACACACACAACTTAGAGGATGATAGATGCAAGCTCCAAGATTCTTTGAAGGTATCGTAGCAGAAGATCCGAGTTCAGATCTCGGATTAGAAGCTGATGAGCCACAGACAGGTAGAATATTGGTCAGAGAAATATTAGGACACTCTGACAGAGTAAATTCTGAAGATCTTTTGCCTGCTTACATTATGATGCCTACTACGAGTGCCGGTGTTTCGGGCATTGGATTAAGTCCCACCGGTCTCTTAAAGGGATCTCGAGTCATGTGTATGAAGTTACCAGAACAAGCATCAGCATATATTCTCGGCGTATTAAACTATGCACCAGAAGGTAATCACAGTGTATCATCTTATGCTCGAGGACAAGGAGAACCAGAACTTAAGTCTCGTAATCGTATTCAAGGAGAGAATGGTGCAGTCATTGAACCTGCTTCGAAGAATAAGGCGCGATACCCGTTTAATAATACGATGACTACTCGGGGCGGGCATGTAGTAGAGTTTGACGATACGCCGGGTTCAGAGCGTGTACATATCTTTCATAAGTCCGGATCTTATATCGAAATCTTGCCAGATGGGACTATTGTGACGAAGTCTGTAAAGGATCATATTCAGTTGGCCTTTGGAAACATTTCTATCTTTAATCAGGGTAAAAGTGATGGTAGCCAGGGAATCGAGATTACATCTAATCTGGGTAAAATCACTATCGCCGCACAGTCAGACGTCGATATCTTTGCAAACCAAGGTAACGTAGGTATCTTTGCAAATAATGGCACCGTATCAGTCACGTCAAAGTCTGGTGCAGTTGATATACAAGCCGCAATTATTGGACTCAATGCATGAGAGCGATAGTTTATGTTCCAGAAATACCGGGTTTACAATGTGACGCCAGCGGAAAGATATCTTTCCGTCAGCTAGAAGATTACTTCGTAGGAATCTCGAAGATCATCTCTCAGCTTAAGCTTCAGGCCAAGTTTATTCAAGACGAGTGCGGCAAGGAACTGATTCAAGCTATTCGTGATATTGAAAAGTTGGTAGACGATATTACTGGCATTCTGATGACAGACGTCTTTAAAAAGATCAAGTCTAAAGAACAGGAGATGAAGTATAAAGTTCGCGAGTTCATGAAAGAGATCGACGTATTTTTTCAGAAGAAGATCGTCGAAGCTCTACTGAAGATTCTGAGCATTCTTGGTATTCCGAATCCACTAACTATTCCAATTCCGTTTATTACAGCAGTAACACTCATCGATGAAAGCGATAATCTTGTTCGTTATCAGCCAGTAGTTAGAGACTTTTTTACCAAAGAAGGCAAAGTCAAAATTAAAGCTGCAATTGCAGAGGATATCGAGTCAATCAAGAAGTTTTTTGGTGAAGACGGAAAATATGATGGCACCTTTGGAATTAAAAGTCCTGAGCACGAAGCAGAAGAGTTTTGGCAGAAAGCATTGAGATGGATGAAAGAGCTCTTAAGCGATTTCATTGGTAAATGCATCAATGCAATGATTGGGCTATTGACTAAGATTCCAATTATTGGTCCTATTATTAAAAAAATCGGAGTATTCATTGATCCTACGAAGTCTATTAAAGAACAGTTAAAAGCGCAGTACGAAGATTTTAAAAAACAAATTAAGAAAGCCAAAGAGGACGTCTTGTCTGGAAAAGCGTTTGAAGATCTCGGCGAGAAGATATTGAATAAACTGATAGACTTCGTTTTAAACTTGCCTATTCCGTTATTCGGTACACTTGGAAATCTGATTGGGTTTGATATAGAATTGCGTAAGAAGAAAGAAACGATTCACTCGAAGGAAGAGCTGTGGCATCGAATTGAAGATGCATTCGATGATGCCATGGAAAAGATTAAGAGGTTCTTTCAGACAGATTTGATTGCTAAGATACATGATATCATTCTGAAAGCTCCGGGTTGGATTCTGAGTCAATTTCCAATCGTAAATAAAATCGTAAAGGCGATCAAGTTGATCATTGATATTTGCCGCGGTAAAGTATCTGTATGTGTGGTATTAAATATCATTTTAAAACCGATTTTTAGTATTCCAGACGCAATCTTAAGACTCATTCCAAGCTGTATCGAAGTGAAGCGAACAAAATATGGATTAGAACCGAATCCTGAAGTATCTCCGGTGTGGGCAAAACCAGCATGACAGATCAATACTTAATATCAGAAAACGGGTATTTTTTCACGGACATCAACGCTCCGACTCCTGAAGTAGCTTCTTTTGGAGATCTCAATCCTCCTGCTCCGCCGCCATTTATTGTTCCAGAACCAGGAGTTACTACTCTTGACGATGGAAATGTCGTCGAGTACGAAGATGATGAGATGCTGATGAACTACTTTGTGTACGATGTCAATGATAAGCTTGTATCGTATCTCGAAACGAATAAGTCAACTGGAGTTATGATACAGTATGTTTTTACTCGAACCGCTGGACCAGCACTCGAAGCGATCGGTAGCAACGAAGATTATCAAAACTTTGCGGCAACAGGCCAAATAGACGATCTTGGAGACGATGTTCCTAACGCTTCTATCGAAAACTATAGCGTTACTGAGATACTTATCGCATCAATTGGGCCGGAAGGCGAACTAATTCCAGCATAAATAAGATAAAAGCAGGATGCCATGACAGACAGAATAGACATACTCACTACAAGAAAGACGATACAGCGAGAACCTGTGTTCACTGATTTCTATAATGATTTCAATATTCATCCACAGAACAAGCGGCTGGCTCTTCACACAGATGAACAAGCAGTAAGAAGGTCGATGAGAAACATCTTGTCGACGAATACCAAAGAACGCTTATTTAATCCTGAATTTGGCGGCGGCCTAAGAAGATTCTTGTTCGAAGATATTTCTGTGATGACATCCGATTTGATCAAAGATGCTGTAGTGGATTCTATTACCAAATATGAACCACGCGCACGAATAATCGACGTCTTAGTCATATCAAACGAGTTTGCGCATTCTTATGAAGTATCAGTCTATTATGAGATAATAAATAATGCTAATCCACAGACACTTCAACTCACCCTGTATAGAGTAAGATAATGGCAAATTCGAGTATAGTCCTTACACAATTAGACTTCGATTCCTATAAAGATTCTCTGAAGACATTTTTGAGATCTCAGGATAGATTTAAAGATTACGACTTCGACGGAAGTAACCTTTCTGTTCTTCTTGACGTGCTTTCGTACAACACATATCAGAACGCGTTCTATCTAAACATGGTCAGCAACGAGATGTTTCTTGATTCGGCTAAGTTGCGTGATAGTGTGATCTCGCATGCCAAAGAATTAAACTATCTTCCAAGATCTTTTCGATCTTCATCGGCTGTCATTCAGCTGGTAATTACTTCGACAGATGCGGAAAAGAGATCGATTGTCATTCCAAAGGGTACATCGTTCACTTCTCGTGTCGATGATTTTACTTACAATTTTAGTACTACTGAAAACTATGTCATTACAAACAGAACTCCAGCGGGATCAAGTCTCGTATATGAGAGTGAGCCGATTCGAATATACGAGGGTAACTATTTGAGTGATACGTATACTGTAAACTATGATAGACCTCTCGTCTATAAAATTAGTAATAAAAGGGTCGATATTGAAAGCTTATCAGTTACTGTCTTCGAAGATAACGGCACAACTGTTCAAACTTATAAGAGAGCGACGTCGCTTTTCGGACACGATGGTAACTCAAAAGTCTTTTTCTTACAGCCTGGAATTGGCGACACATACGAAGTTGTCTTCGGTGACGGAGTAGTTGGAAGAAAGCCAAAAAATAACTCTGCTTGCATTATTGAATATCGAACATGTAACGGCGAACTTCCAAATGGTGCATTTAAGTTTATTAATACCGCTCGTATTGACAATGAACCAAATGTTGTCATTGAAACTATTACTGCTGCCTCCGATGGCGCAGTTGCAGAAGATCTTAACTCGATTAAGTATAACGCTCCGCGTGCATTTACTACTCAAGAACGCGCAGTAACTTCAGAAGATTACGAGAATCTACTCAAAGCAAATTTTCCAGAAATTAATGCAGTCGTTGCATATGGTGGAGAAGATGCAACTCCTCCACAATTCGGTAGAATCTTCTTGTCGATCGATCTTGATGAAGTTGATGGTCTTCCAAAAATTAAAGAAGCAGAATATAAAAGATTCTTAAGATCTCGCTCTTCTGTGGCCATTGAGCCTCTCTTTGTTTCTCCTGATTACACATATCTGTATGTGAACACAAACATCAAATATAATATCAACTTGACAGGTTTAAATCCAGAAGATATTCGAACATTTGTAATTGATTCTATTCTGAATCACGCTTCTACGAATCTCAATAACTTTGGCCGCACTCTTCGTTACTCAAGATTTATTCGAGATATTGATTCTGCAGAAGCAAGCATTATTAGTAACGAAACGAAGATAGAACTTATTAAATATCTAACACCAGTATTAAGTACGACTGTTACTGGAAGTGCCACAACAACTTCTGGTTCTCTCGTATCATTAGCAACTTCGGGAGTAGTATCATCCGGACAAAATGTAACGATTGACTTTAAAAATGCCTTGCAGAATGATATTCCAGGTAAAGGTTCAGAGTATCTTACCGGTGACATTCATGTCGTAAGCTCTTCAACATTTACGTATAACGGTTTGTCGAATTGCCGCCTTGAAGATGATGGTGATGGCGTAATGCGTATTGTCAATACTTCTGGAACGAATAACAGAACCATTCTCGATATCGGAACAGTCGATTACGATACTGGTATTATTCGAATTAACAACTTTAATATTACTAATTACACTGGCACCTCGCTGAAAATCTATGCCAAGCCACGTACTCTGGATATCACGTCTGTGCAAAATGTAATACTGAATATTCTTGAAAATGACGTCGACGTCACAATTGAACAGATTAGAGAATAATGAAGAATATAGAAAAAAGAATATCTCCGTTAATTCAGAGTCAATTTCCTTCTTTTTACCAAGAAGAGGGAGAGAACTTTATTGCGTTTGTGAAAGCGTATTACGAGTGGCTAGAAAACTCTGGCACATATGTTAACTATTCTGGCAATATTGTTACTCAGTATATTGCTTCAAATAACGATATTATAGAAGTCACTGCTGCTCAACTTGCTAACTCGACATATATGTCGAGTATCGCACGATATCAGCCGATTGCTGCAAATCCGCTTTATCACGGCAGAAGATTACCAGATTATCGCGATATTGATAGTACGACAGATGACTTTATCGTTCACTTTAAAGAGAAATATCTGAAGAATATTCAGTTTGATACTGCTACGAATAAGAAATTACTTGTCAAGAACTCTCTCGACCTTTATCGTGCAAAAGGTACAGAGCGCGCGGTTGACTTATTCTTCAAACTCGTATACGGTACATCAGCCGAAGTACGTTATCCTGCAGAAAAAATCTTCCGTCTTTCTGACGGTGTTTACGAAAAGCCAGAATATCTCGAGATCGGATACTCGATCTATAACATCGACTACGTTGGTAAACAAGTTGTAGGTCAACTTTCGGGAGCCAAGGCTTTCGTCGAGAAGTATATCCGTCGTCGGGCGGGTAAAGGTTACGTTAACCTTCTGTACATCTCTGGTCGTCAAGGAGATTTCAAGAACGGTGAAGTTGTCGGTCTAAATATTAACAATCAACCAGTATTCGATATTACAAAGAGATCGAAG